GGATACTTATTGGTCAACTCATAGTTACTTAGTAGATGGTTGTAAAGTAAGGCACCACGAACATGAATGGGTGTGCCCGCTTTATAGATATTTTTCTTATCACCATAACCTTCTTTATCATAACCAAGACCACGGCAACCTCTGGGGAATGCTATGTCTTGAAAGGGTAAATCTCTAAACTTGATACGCAGATCAGCAATAAACTTTTGTACAGTTTGTTCATCTGTTTTCATAATAAGTTTTAGAGCATCAGTGATATACTCACGGCAAGCAGCGGGTGTTGAAGACTTAACAGCTTCAATACCCATCATCTTAAGATGAGGCTCGCTATAACGCACACCTTCATTATCATAAACGTTTAGGATGTAACGCTTCTTAGCAGTCCAGATACCCTTGTTAGCAATAGACTCACGCTTCATCTTCATGAAGTTAGTGTATGCATTAGTATGATTAGCTAACTCTTGGAAACACTCATCAATATAAGGTTCAAGTTTCTTCTCACAAATCTTATCAACAAAGTCAACTGTTTCTTCGATGCTCTTATCAGGAGCAACCTTCTTAACCAGAGGACCAAGGTTAATATAGTTAGAGTCAGTATCAACAGCAATGATATAATCCTTATCACCAGTCTTTAGTACACCATTGAGGTATTCATTAAGGTTGCCTTCAATCCAACGAATAACAAACTGGCCAGTCAATGTAATGGCTTCAGCAAACTCAATGGAGAAGTATCTGAAGTATTTGTTACCCAATGCACCATAGAGAGAGTTTAGTAGGATCTTACGAGCCATCTGCATATTATTACAACGAGCAATCTCATTGTATAATTTCTTGCTTGGTTCTTTTTCATATGCCTTCTTGGCGGCAATCATCTTCTTCTTATAAAGCTTTCGTTCTTCCATCATCTTCTCAACAAGAGAAGGGAACGCACCCTTTATATTTCTATCCCACAAACAAGAGTTGGCGGTGATAGCGTAGTTACCATCCTTCATCTTCTTTTGAATGACATCATCCGTAAGCACACCAGCAAGCAAATCATCAACGCTGAACTTATGATCAATACTACCAGCAAAAGTTTCAGGTGAGATATTGTATTGAACAATCAGTGACGGATATAGTGAGTTAATATCAAAGGATACAACCCAGTCATGAATACCAACTTTAGGATCCTTAACATAAGCACCAGCAAACTGTTCAGCCTTGGCACTATTCTTACGTGGAGGGATGACCACCTTGTTAGCAAGCAGATAGTTATGAATGATTACGTCCCATGTCTTAACAGGACTGAATACATCATCAAAGGTAATCTTAGCATCATAAGCAATAGTCAATGCTTGGTCAATAAAGTTAAGCTTCTTATCTAGCTTATCAACCAGCTGAACGTCACGAATGTTATACTCAATAAACTTCTGAAAATTCTTTTTGTACAAATCAAACAGACTATCATACTCGGAGTAGTCAGTCTTACCTTCACCAATCTCAACAGAGCAGATGTGATCAAGACGATACGACTCTTGATTAGTATAGGTGTACTTTTTATACAGTTCAAGATAGTCAAGCACGCAGATACCACGAAGATTGTAAACAGTGCGTGTCTTATTCATAACAGTCACTTGCTGGTCATGAACAATATTCCAAGGTGATAGACGCTTGACATAATCCTTACCAAGAATCTTAGTGATACGATTTACAAGGTAGGGAATGTCAAAGAACTCAATACTCCAACCAGTAACAACATCAAGATCATAATGCTGCCAAAGGTCAAGGAACTTAATGAGTAGATGAAATTCATCCTTACACTTAATATAAGCAACGTTAGGATCATTGTTAACAAAGTCACCGCAACCTAATACGCAAACTCTATCCTTAACTTTAATAGCAATAGCTGTTACAACTTTTTCAGCCTTATCAGGATCAGGGAATCCTGTATCAGACTCAACCTCAATATCCAGTGTGCCAATGTTCAGCTGTTCTTTATCATAACGAATTTCATTAGGATACTCTTCATTCAAATAGCAATAAAGGAAGTTGTCAAGACCATAGATGTTCATATTAGAAACACCATCGTAGGTCTCAACAAATTCCTTTGCTTCTTTGATAGAGCCAAAGTTAATCTTGTCAACAGGTAATCCTGTCAACGTTTTGTATTCAGCATCTTCTTTTTTAGAGGAAACAAATAAGAAGGGAGAGTACTCAACCTTCTGCTTAAAACGACGACCACCTTCTATACCGCGAACAAAGATATGGTTGCCCAACTGAAATGCATTGGTGTAAAAATTCATCTATCCCCACTGGCTCATGACAACATACAGTATACTATAAAACGTTTAATTAGTAAAGACTTAATTGCGCGTCCTGTGTCTTTTGTAGGTAATCATTTAGCTTCTGAAAGTATCCACGATTACGCAATTCTTTAAAGATAAGGTTCTCATTGCTGAACTCACCTGACTGATGAATACCAGCTGAACGCATCTCTCTAAACTTTTCTTTTAATTTCTTAATCTCAGCCATATGATCACCTGGTTCAGAGAGAACGGTATCAAGCATCTTAATGTATTCTTCAATCTTAGCCTTAAGAGCGATATCGTTTTCGAAGTCAGGATGATTTTCTATATTAGGTTTATAGAGCCACTTCTTTTTAAGAAGAGAATACACACCCTGATGAGAAGCAACCGGATCTCTATAGTTCTGAGCATATAGTTCTACAGGATAACCCATGACAGTTAATGATGGATGCTTAAATGCCCAAAGCATCTTCTTATCGAGAAGATAGTCAGCTAGGAACTCTTTATCATGAGGAAGCTTAGACATATCCATAAGGATGTGTACATCTAAATCAGAATAAGGTGTATAGTTATAATTGGCATTACCGCCAGTTAGAACGATGTCTCTTATAGCATCTTCGGGGATATGGGCGAACTCAGCCCACATATTACCAATCTGAAGGAGCCTATCCTGAATCTTAGGAAGCATCTTATCGCCATCCCAGATAAGCTGGTTTAGAGTATCGTGATACTGTAGCGTTAATGCTAACTCTTCCCGAACGAAGCTTCTAAACTTATACATGGTAAATCCTGATTGGTTCACCTATATTTATAAATATCAGAGTTAATCCTAACAAGGAGAAGTGTATATGTCATTAGTTGATCTACAAAAGAAGATTGGAGTAACTGCAGACGGTGCTTGGGGTCCAGGTACATTCAAGGCTGCTGTTGCTTTCTATAAGCTATCAAAGAACCGTGCTGCCCATTTCTTTGCTCAGACTGCTCACGAATCAGGCAACTTTAAGGCATTCTCTGAGAACCTCAACTATTCTGCTGATGGTCTAACAAAGATTTTCAAGAAGTATTTCCCTGATCTCAAAGCTGCCGAGGCATATGCTCGTAAGCCTGAGAAGATTGCTAACAAGGTATATGGTGGTCGTATGGGTAACGGACCTGAAGCTTCTGGCGATGGTTACAAGTATCGTGGTCGTGGCGCACTACAGCTAACTGGCAAAGATAACTATAAGGCATTCTCTGATTATTGTAAGCGTCCAGAAATTATGACTAACCCTGATCTAATTTCAGGCGAACTTGCCTTTGAGTCAGCCATGTGGTTCTTCGAAAAGAATAAAATCTGGGACCTCTGCGACAAGGGTACAGACGATGCTACAATTACTGCTGTTACAAAGAAGGTAAACGGCGGTACAATTGGTCTAGAAGACCGAATCAAGCATACACATCAGTATGCTGGTTGGTTGTAAAAATATTCCCGCTCGGTAACTTTCTTTCAAAAAACATAATAAATCGATGAAATATTACCGAGCGGGAACTTATTAAGAAGCTCTCTTACCGAAAACCTTTTCAGTCAACAGTTCCTTTTTTGAAGGAGCATCATTATCAATTTTGATTTTCTTGGGCTTCAACTCATCAGGTATGATATGCTCTAGATAAATGTTAAGCATACCATTCACCAACTTAACTTTACCAACCTGAACATTCTCAGCTAGAGTAAACTGGCGTCTAAATGCTCTGTCTGAAATACCCTTATGGATATATTTCTTATCCACACCATCTTTAACAAGATCATCAACAGTTTCTTGTTTACCATCGATAGTAAGAATAGCATTTTGCAGTTCAATATCAATATCATCGACATTGAAACCAGCAACAGCCATTTCAATTAGATAAGTTTGCTCATCTAACTTACTGATGTTATAAGGTGGGTAATTGGAATGATTTTTATTTAGATTATTAATCTTATCAATTCTATCGAAGAGATTTTCGAAGCCGATAAGGTGCGGGAAAGTGTTCGCATTAAGCGAGAACGAAGTATACATATTGCCTCCTAAAATAGCAAGGTTGTCTTATGTGCCCCACAATGGCAGCACAGTACTAATATAAGCTATCACTGTTATAAAGTCAATAGCTTCTTCCAATTTAATTCTGGATTATTTGTACCGATATATTGAGTACCAGTCTCTAAGTCCACTAGCATATATTTGCTAGGGCATTTTGTTTTAATTGTTAAAGTGAAAGCTTTTTCTAATTCGTGGACAGTACGACCATCAACTAACTTCCTCGTTTTTTGATTCTCGTCCATTTACTACCCAATATCATTTTAGTTTTAAAACGTCTAAACCAAGATACTTCTCTGGGGATTTTGACAACTAACAAGTTATCTCCGACTACATCCCACAACCATACAGTGTTATCTTTAGGTGGTCTAGCTACTGCCCCGTAAATGGGATCCCAAAATTGTTCCATAATATCTCATTTCAAATTACTTCTTGCCAATATTATATTTTGTCACAAGCTCCCACTCACTCTTTTCCTTATATGGTAGTACCTTGATTTGACTCAAGGGAGTTACTGGCTCTTTGGTCTTATCTGGAGTAGCAATCTTAATAAGACCCCATTCAGCCAATAGATTCACAATAGTGTTTCTGCGACCCTCATCGCTATCTGAAAAGTCTGTCGGC